CAAAGCGGCCTCTGAGGAGGAACGGCTGATCCCCGTAAACGCGATGCAGTTGAGGCAACAGATCGGTCGACTTCTGGATTGGACCGCTCCCACCTTAGCCGTCCCGTCTTACCAGTACGCGACGGCCCTCCTTTCCGCGGTGCCGGGCCATCTCACACGATGTCTATTGGACCACTCTGCCGTTCCAGTAACGACCAGATGGCTCGCTCCAGACGCACGGTGAACCCACCGGATACATCGGCTGCGGCGGGTTGTAATCCAAGACACCTACGGCGGTCGCGCAGCGGTTGCCCATTGTGACTTGTGCTTGTTGTTGCCCAGGGCCTGCAGGTTGGCCAGGCGGGGGTACGTGCGCCCACGCATGGTCAACTCCCTGAGCAATGGGGCCGACGACGGGAATGCCTTGAGTGATCTCGCAGAAAAAGCCGCCGTTGCAACCGGCATGCGCTGGCATTGTGCTCGCAAGTGCGCCTGCCACGATGCCAGCCGTGACAGTTATTCTCTGAAGCTTATTCATCTTGGATCTCCTGCCCTAAATTTTTGGATAAAATGATTGGTGGCGAGTGCAGTCAGAATTGCCGTGCCTCGATTAACTGTTCTCGAACGCTCCGTTCAGACAGAGTTCATTTTGATGAAATTTTCGTGAGGTTGACGACCTCACTGCACTTGGTTGAGGCGCAAGCCTGCCGCAACCGCAGTGCAGCAAATGCGGATCCGGCAAAGCCGGAGGTTTTCCTCGGTGCCAGCCGATCGTCACCTAAAGACATAGGGGTGGCTGGTTAAATGGGGCCATGCGCCAAGCTGAGCGCTCACGAACTGTGAGCACAGCCCGTCACCATGTTGGTGACGGGCACTAACTTGTGCTGCCGTTAGCGACGCTGAAAGCCGCAAACGAAGTTATTGAACGGGCTATTATCTCCCTCGATACAAGTGGCCTGGTTGGGAGGCGGCCCGTTCGGTGCGGAGCGGAATCCGCCAGGCCAGAAGCTACCGTTTAACTTAGCATACTCGGAGTTTTCACCACTACGGGTGATAATCTCGCGGTTCAAATCGTCGAGCGGCTGCGTAAGTTTTCCTAGACCGACGCGCTTCCCAGCCCAGTTGAGTAAGCCGTCAGCGGCGGTTGCCGGGCTGGAGCCTAGTGCGGCAACTGCGAAAAGCATTACGATGGCGAGAGGGAATTTCCGAGGTCCGTCCATAGACACACTCCTATAAGAAGTATGAAATTTCGGTCGCGTAGCTCCCAATCATGAGGCTAGCGAGCGATCCCGGAGTTCAGCCAAAGGCGATCACAAGCGATTGAACGAATGTGAGCCCATTCACATTCTGTCGGTCGCGCTATCGCGACGATCTTGCCAGGGTAGCTCAATGGTAGAGCAACGGCACGAAGGTCGATGCAAATGCGATGAGGAAGGTAAGAGTGCCTGCAATGAAAGAAAGATACTCTATTGGGTTCTTATAGAGTTCGGTAGTATTCCATTTGAACTTTACCCTCAAGAAGTAGTCGAGGCGCACCAGGGCGAGAGCCGTCGCGTACAGTACGTTCAGGAACGATGCGACCAGCATTGCACTCAGGCAGAGAGCGCATGTACCATAAACGCCTACAAGGGTGGCCCTATTAATTATGCGGCTGCCAATTGTTAAAATGGCATCCCCAAAATCACCCTTCCCATTTGGAGCGACGACTGGCGAAATTTCGGAAGCGATTAGCGAGGCCATATGGGATGGTACACGTATTGGTGCTGAAACGACGTACTTTGCGAACCATCCGATGTCTGTGATGCCCAATTCTCCAAGTGCAGGAGCGAAGGCAAGGACAGCGGAAAACATTGCAACGAACACATAGACGACCGCGTAACTGGCCAGCAACAACAACAAATATAGATAGAGTCTATTTCCAAAATCCTTCGACTTCAAAGTGATTTGGTCGAAAAGAAAAAAGGAAAGGTGCGCGAGCCCGAATGAGAGTGCCAGTAGGACGACCGAAGCAATGGGAAAATTCGAAACAATAAACCACTGAACATGAGGATAGTAGCGCATCCAGTCGATTAGGAGCCGACCTTCGCTATGGGGGTCGGTTAGCACAAGAGCAAGTTCGGCGAGCCAAATCAAACAGAAGATGCTTATAATGAAGCGGGAACGCCGCCAAGCAAAGACGCTGTCTCCGTATAGCCTGCGCCGGATAATCACGTAGTGATCAAACAAACTAGATATCGGATCTTTTGGTTGCGTGACCCAGTTCAGCACCGCTTCCTTCAAACGATCTGAATGCTTCAACTGTCCGATGAATTTGGACACGGCATAGGCCGCAGCGGAGGCCGAGGTAAATGCGATGGCAGTGGCGCTGAAAATGTTCATGGCAATCGAACAGCTCAATTCCTGAGCTAAGTTACTTGATCCCTCCGCGAGGATAAAGCCCCGGAGTGGCGGCAAATCCGCAGCAATTCGCCAGGGTAGCTCAACGGTAGAGCAGCGGAATCATAACCCGCAGGTCGTTGGTTCAACTCCTCCCTCCGGCACCACCAAAGCCGCAAGGCGCACGCCAAGCCCCATAACGGCGTCCCGACGACTGGTCACTCCGTCGCGTGAAGAAATCGGGCTGGGGAAGTCATTCAAATCAGAGTGCTCCGGCGTAGCCGCACGGTCTCCAAAACTGCTGCGCGAGAGTTCGAACAAGCGTCCGGTGTCCAATCTTCAGGCCGATCCCATGAGCGTTGTTGCGACTCCAATAAAAAAGCCCATCAGCGTCTTCACGGTATCGAACGCAAATCTCAAAACCTCTGCTTCCTTCGTCATGAAGATTGTGACAACTGAGCCAACGAACACGATAGCCAGTACACCCAACACCCCGCCAAGTAGCCACTGCTTCGCTGAAGATGGAAGTGTGGCTGCGGCGGGTTGAGACTCCGCGTAAGCACTCGCTACGAAGCCAAACTTCCACTCGGGCTCTAGTCTAGAATGGCTATAGTAGTGTTGCTTTATCAGCTCAGGGAGGCGAGTCAGCGCTTTTTTGACTATCTCGATGTTCTCGATTGCCTTTGCTTTGTCAGTATCCTGCTTTCTTAATTCGGCTATAGCTATCTCAAGATGTTCTAAACCCATATCCACGGTCCCGTGAACCGCTCCGCTGGTATACGCTCGGTCGGTCTGTACTTGTCGCCAAAAAGCGGAAAAAGCAAAAAGCATTGCGGCGAACGACACGGCGAGCACCACCCAACGCCCGCTCTTAAGTATGAACTTAAGGCGCCCGCTCGCCGACTTACTAATGAATTCGTCCAATCTTTGCTGCATGGCCCGCCTCCTAAGCCTAAAGGCGCCAGACACCAAGACTAACAGTTCAGCTGTAGGTCGCAATAAAGATTGCGGCCCCTGCGTCGGTTGTGAAACCGCAGGATAAGCTGACCGGCGAGATTAGAGGCGCTCCAGCACCAGCGCAGGAACTGCGCCGAAATCAGACGCCGTCCGACGTCAACGTCAAGGCGTTGCAGGAAATCTACCTAACGTGCCCGGAAGGTCACGAGGTCGATCACAAAATGCCGATCACCAAGGGTGGACTGCACTGCCCTTCAAATTTGCAGCACCGCCCCACGCCTGCGAACAGGCGGAAGGGAGAAGCTGCTTCCCGAATATCTGTGAGCGCGTGGGCGCGGCCCGGTCTCCAAAACCGTGCGTCCGCTGGTTCGACTCCGGCCACAGGTGCCAATTTCAAAGGAAATAAACAATGTGGACTGCCATCATCGGATTCCTTGGTGGCCCGGTTATACGCGGCCTGCTTGATGCGTATAACGCCAAGCTCAAGGCCGGAAACGTCGACAACAAGATCGCTTCAGATCTGGCGGCGTCCGAGATCGCGGCGCAGACGGTGGAAATCCAGGCACAGACGCAGTACAAGATCGCGTCGCTCGGCCGGTGGTATGATCGTGATCGAGAACGGCGTCGTGACGTCCAAGCGCATCGGGACCGGCTCAAGGGCTGAGATCACCCAATGGATGGTTCAGTCCATCGCAAGCCTGCGAAATGACCGGTGATTACGACGACCCAGGCTTCGTCATCGACCTGAAGACGGAGACCTGCACGTTCGAGGGAGGGTTTGTCGCTCCCATCACTGCCATCCTCGACACCAACTGTGACGAAACGCTCGATGAGCAAGACGTTCGATACGTCGTCGTGAAGATGCCGCCTGACGGCTACCTCGTGACCGTCGACATCTGGCAGCTCCGAGACGAGCACATCGCGCCAACGAGCCACTAACCCCGAAAGAAGAAAAACAATGAGTGGGTTTCCGCCCCGGCGCCGCGGGCGTCCGACCAAGGAGGAGCAGGCCGCCCGAGCGGCAGCAGCTCAAGAGAAGGCCAAGAAGGACAACGAGGAGACCGAGTTCCTCGATGAAGTACTGGCCGCACCGATCAAACGACGCAACACCAAGCTCCAGCTGGATGAGGATACGCTCCGCACCATCGGTGAGCTGGGCAAGTTGTTCTGTACCCAGGAAGAGGTCGCAGCCGTCCTCGGCGTCTGCAAGAAGACCTTCACCAACTTCCTCGGGTCGTGCCCTGAGGCGCGCGAGGTTTGGGACGACGGCCTGATGCACGCGAAGGTCTCGCTACGCCGCAAGCAGCTGACGCTCGCGGACAAGAACGCGCCCGCCGCCATCTTCCTCGGCAAGAACTACCTCGGCCAGAAGGACGAGCAGACCTCCAACGTCAACCTCAACAAGCCGGCCCAGGAACTCACCGAGGCCGAGCTGTACGAGATTGCCATGCGTAAATCGTCGCCGGCTCCGGTCGCTGACACCAAGAAGGACAGCGTTCACTAATGACCCTCGTTATCCCATCGACGGGGTCAAGCTCCACCTGAAGTAATCCACCAAACAAGACCCCTGACGGGATCGCGCAGTTTCTTACGAGGTTTCGGCGCGACCGGAATACTAAGTCCTGAGCTTACAGGACGATCCGCTTGGCCGGCGGGCGTGGGGTCCTCTTTTTTCACTCTGGTCGAGTTGCCGCTTCGGGGGCATCCGCGCGTGTCGCGCCTCGACCGGAGTCTAAATTCCCGGAAATCACTGTGAACATCACCACCGATGTCTCCCCCGAGGAGGCAGCGGCCGAAATCCTGCGTCGTAGGAGGGGCCGCGAGCACCTCATCGACTTCACCGAATACACCCTGCCGAAATACAAGGCTGACCCGTTCCACCACCTCGTTGCTGAAAAGCTCGAGGCCGTGGAGCGCGGCGAGATCAAGCGACTGATGCTGTTCGCTCCGCCGCGGCATGGCAAGTCCGAGCTTTCGACCCGGCGCTTCCCCGCCTACTTCATGGCGAGGAATCCCGAGAAGAACGTCATCTCGGCTTCGTATAACGGCGACTTCGCCACGACCTTCGGACGCGACGTCCGCAACATCGTTCGCGGCAAAGAATTTCCCATCCTCTTCCCGGACATCAAGATCCGCTCGGACAACCGTGCG